GGTACTATAGCTAGAGTTGTCGACCTCCACCATATAAAGTGTTCCAGAAGCACCAGACGCATTGTCTATTGCGCTGTTTGTAGCGCCGGTGTCTTGTACAATTTTAGATCCTAATGGATTAGATTGATTAGTAACGGTAACGGCCATAATTATAGCTCTCCTTATGATATGATACAGTAAATAGTTTTAGAATCTGAAAACAACTACCCATTTACTACGATGGTGGCTCCACCTCCAAATCAAGTGCGGTCTATGGTGAGTCATCACCCAGTGGCCTTGATAAAAATACACAGAGTGCGATGTTCTTGCACGTGGCGGCGGCACAGGACGAGCAACATTATAAGAGTGGTGCTTATGCGCTGTGTGTGCATGGCGCGGTGTTCTTTGGTGTGCGTGGTGCTGGTGCTGGCGAGCATGCGTATGAGGTTGGCGCGCCTTATGTGCTTCTGCAACATTAAGCTGCGTAGCTAATAGTAGTGTAGTGATCAATGAAGTCATGACTTCTCCTTATGTGGTACTGTGAGATCTTCAGGTTCGGCGTAAAATGATTCCGCGTCTCCTTCCCTTTTGACGAACTTCTGCACGATTTCTTCATCCATAATCTGTAAAACTTTCTTGCGGAACTCTTTGTCACTAGTAATTAAGCCTGTCCACTTTGAAGGCTGAAACTTCTTTTCGTAACCATCCGGCATCTTTAACGTATACCACGCGCCAGCCGAAGTCAGGTGCTCGGATGCCTTAATGGCGTCAAACCAGCTTTCCTCATCTCGGATACCAACTTCGTTGCCCCACAGAATACGAAAAGCGCAAGATCGACCTTGAGTTCCAAAGCGAGACTTTTCAAGCTTGACCTTAACCTCGGATCCAATTCTAAATCCCTTCTCGTCAGTGACAAACGAAGACTTGGCCTTACGGCCAGTAAGCCAGATACGCAAAGAATAAGCATAGTGCATAGCCTTTCCGCCCGGGGTAATAAAAGGCGTTGTCATTGCAACAATACGCGCAGTCGGACCCTGCGGAATGTTTGTCTTCAACTGATTAAGAACGATGAATGTCGCCTGCTTGTCTGCTATAGGGATCGTCAGCTTTGACATTCCCTTCGCAAGGATACGAGCCTTCATCGCCATCGAAGATTGCGGGTTGAAGTCACCTTCAACATCCGAAACAGCAGGTGTAAATGCTAGCGAGTCCCAGATCAAAACGAGCTTTTCGTCCGTAGCCCCAAGTAGCTCCTCGATGGTTTCTAAAACAAACTCCACTGACGCCGCTTGAACATACATTAGGCGGCTCAAATCGCACCCTGCTTGCTCTAAAAAACTTGGGTCGATTGCTGATTCAGAATCAAAATATACCACAAGCTTATCCTGTTTCTGGGCGTTTGCAGCAATCTGTGCGGCCATATATGATTTGCCCGTTGATTCAAGTCCTGCAATCTCTGTCACCTTCCCTACTGGGATGCCGGCAACTCGACCCTTACAGATGATTGAATCCAGCCAGCGTGAGCCGGTTGGAATCCAATCTTTAACGGAGGTTGGATTGTCTCCGGTCAAATCGTGTGCGACATTTCTGCCGGCTTTCTTGTTGACAATGCTCATCAGATCTTGCATTGCGATTCGTCCTGGTTTGGTTTTCTTTTTAGCCATTTATACTCCTCGGTTGGCAATCATTAAAATTTCTCGCGCTTTCTTCGCGCTGTGTGTACCGTCATCATTCTTTTTGCGACGGCCGGCGGTATAGGTCACGTCAAAGTATACTATTTCGTTGTTTCCCGCTCTCGACTCAAAGAAACCATCTTGAATATCTCTATTGGACATCATTGCATATGCTCCTTTTTTGCCGCATTCATTCAAATACTTAATCACACCCTCTTGGAGGGCATCATCAAAATCAACTCCATATTGCGTAAAGGAACCTCGGTAAGGCGGATCCAAAAACACGTATGATTTATCCGTGACATATCCTAATGTATCACTAAAATCACCCGAAGTCAAGGTACATTTTTGCAATGCTTCGTGCCACTCCAGCAAGTTATCCTTATCATAGACCTTATCTTTCTGATTTAACAGTCCTGATGGTGTTCCAAAACGGTTGTTAGTGTTCTTGTTGATCTGCCAAATACCATTAAAGCCGGTCTTCATCAGAAAGTATAACGTAGCCGCCTCGTAGGTCTTTGTCCAGTCTGCAAAATCAAACGCATGGGCCCGTCGCAACTCGTAATAGAACTTCTTTCTATTTTCCTTATCGAGAGGAAGGTAGGCTGCAGATAGCTCATCGAGCCTCTTAATAAACATCTTGCAGTCCTGCTTAATGGATTCATAGATGCTAACAACAGACTCGTTAAGATCGTTAAGAACAAAACTGGCTGATGGGTTCTTTTTGTAGGCCCATACGAACATGGCGCCGGCACCTAAGAAAGGTTCAACATAGTGTGTAACCTCATTCGGGAGACGATCTCCGTATTTCTTAATCATGCGCGTCTTGCCGCCGGCCCACATAAACAACGGCTTCATACGATCTCCATAATCTGCTTTGCAACCTGATTGATGTTTGCAAAGTTCGGTTCCATTACGGCATGATTTTCTTCTTCCAACAACAATGACAGCTCATCTTTGTATTTTTGACCCTGGAAGGTTTTTCCTGAAAAGACCATGAAGAAGGGCTGATTGACTGTGTTGTACTTTTCTCTCACCGCTCTCTTAAGCGGCGAAGACAAGAACTTGTATACACGCTCATGAGCGTTGCCTCCGTTGTTGCCTGTCTTCTTCTCGATATAAAGGTTCTTCCTGGTGATGTCGTTAGTAACCAGAGTGTCGAGTTTGATACCCCTTCCCTCGCTATATACCACCAATTTTTTCGGCTTATGTTTGACTGTATAGTGGCTTGGCAAGTGTTCTGCCAGTAGTGTGGCAAAATCATTCTCTCCCGCATCTCCTATGATACGGGCGCCCATTTGCCAATTTTCCCTCTTTGATAGATGCGGTGCACCCATGTTCCCTCCTAAAATAAAAGCGGCAGACTTTTTACCGGTCTGCCAGCGGCTTTTTGTTTTACTCAGCGACAACAGCGGTGTCTTCGCCAGTGTCTTCGTCAGCGTCTCCGCAACCACTCATTAGAGCACATGCGGCGATCAGTACAGCGTACTTCATAATCCCTCCTTTGGATAAAATGTGGCAGAGTATTTAACCCCGCTCTGCCATCGGTACTAGACTCACCTAGTTACTATTAGCCTGTCATCAATTCATCAAACGCACGGTCTACATCACTTTTCTTACCAGTGGCACCGTACTTGGCTGTCTCAGAAGAGCGACTTTCTGCGGAAGTATTTCCCGAAAGCTGCTCATCGAGGATTGCGTCGACCTGGGCTGGACTAAGACGATCGAATAGACCATCAAAATCAGGCATGCGATCGAGGAGGGCGGGGATCGCTTCGCTGTCTGCCAGGAGGGTGGACGTGTTTCGACGCATCTTTAGGTTCGTCTGTGGGTATGCTCCAGGCTTCGTGGGCTTGGTATAAGTAAGGGTAATGTCCGTCCCTTCCTTGACATCGGTGATGTCACCATACTCGGGATCCAAAATGTATCCCAAGAGCAGCTCATAAGCCTGCTTTCCGTAGCCGTAGACCTTAATTCCCTCGTCTTCGCGACCACGAATAACAACTGGCGAGAAGTAGCGAGTGCGTACAAAAAGTGACTTCGCAAGCTTCTTACTCTCCTCATCGTTGTTGTCAACTCCCTCGCGCCAAAGCGAAGAAGCAAATTCACACACAGGGCAGCTCTCACCAAAGTTGCGCTTTGGACAGAGGATTCCCCCGCGATGCTCACCCACATTATAGTGGAAGAACATTTCCTTTAGCGGATCGCCATCATTTGTCGGCACGATCCGAATAACAGTATCTCCCTCGTCTGGCTTAAACCATACCGAGGTCTTATCTCTAGTTCCTTCGCCGCGAAGGGATGCAAGCTTTTCTCGCATCAGTTCCATATCAATTCCCATTTTAGTTTTCTCCTGTTGTTGGGTAAAGTAAATCAAGCTTTCCTTGATTTCTATTGTGACACACTCAACGTAGCTTGTCAAGTGTATTGTTGTATTGCGTTAGTGTGGGCAACGCAGAGCCCAAAATCTTGGTGTTCTGTTTCATAGATTGCATATGAGATTCTACGAAATGCGTTTCTAGGCTTTTCCTTAAGCATATCGACAATCCTTTTGTGCAACCCTCCTTCATTTTCTAATCTGTCCTTATTGATACATAAATAATAACATACATCACGAGAGATGTCAAGCTCATAAAGCCATCTTTCTTCTAAATTTTTAGGATTCAATAATCCATAGGTTCTAATGCGATTAATCTCAAGCGGCTTCGTTGTCATTCCAATTTCTGGCTCCGCATGGTTAAAATAATTAATATAGTGAACCGTAGAAAAGATTGAATCATTAATTTTATCGTAATAAGTCTTAATTGGTATCTCTCCAATCGACCTTTCTACTAAGCTGTTGCGAATAGGGGTGAAAGAGGACAAAAGACCCGAGCGGGCATACTCTTGCAAAATGCTAAAGACGATCCGATCCATCACTTTGGGGATTCCTGTCATAAGTTCTGTATCGGGCTGAATATAGAAAACATCTATCTTTTTGTTTTTTAGCTGCTCAAGGATACCCAAGCTATAGTTTGAACTCAACGAAGATCCTGTAATAAAAACCTGAACATGCTCTGTGACGTCAGCAAAGAAGCTTTTTAGCACGGGAATATTTGATTCATAATCTTCCGGATTTTCGAAAGACTTTAAGGGGTATTTGTACTTGGAGCGTTTTGGGACGTCCTTATTGAGAAGATAGACTTTATAATTTTTTGTCTGGGTAAACTTTTCCACGACCTTGGAGGCTGCGGTGCCTATTCCGATGATAGAGATCATAACTTTAACTCGTTTAGATTGTAATAATCTTTTCCTCCGCGAACGTTCGCTACATATCCATCTTCAAAAACGTCTCTGCAGGCAATAACCATATCTCGATCCTCATCAGAATAATCAATAACAATCTCATCGTGCACTATATGGGAGATAAACGACTTCTTGCCTTCCAGCATCTTGTCAATCAAAACTGCTTTATTTAAGACCCGATCTGCCGTGGTGCTCTGTATTAAATAGTTTAACGACTTTCTTGGTTCTACTTTTATCTTGCGGCCGTACGGCGTATAAATGTGGCCCTCTTTATAATATTTGTTCAAGACTTTTTTACGATCATAATATTCCGAATCAATGTCGTTGGATTCAGGGTTATAGAGCCACGCAAAGAAATATAGCTTTGCTTCCTCGCGAGTCATCTCCATGTCATTAATCACGTTTTGAATATTCCATTCGTGAATGTCATATTCGGGCTGTTCTTGCCCACAAAGTTCTAACAACGTGCGGATTTCGGCGCCGTTATAGTCTAAACTAATCATCAAATCATTTTGTGGCTTTAAGATTCTTCTCAAATCCTTTTGCATATTCAACACAGGAAAAGAACCAGGATGAGTTGTTAGCCTTCCTGTGATTGTCCCAAACATGTTATAATCAATATATCTAAAATTCTTCATCAACTCTTGAATCTTCTGGCGATTCATAGAAGAGTAGAATAGATGCTTGCAATCATCACTATTAAGGTTCAGCTTTTGGTACCTTATCTTGTGAAGCAGCTTATATACCTCATCAAGATGTTGGTAGTTATTAGGACATTCATAGTTCTCAAAAACATGTTCAGTTATTTGATTCTTGATATCGCAGAAACGCTGAAGAAAGTCATGGGGGATCAAATCAAAAACACAGTGATCGATCATGTTTACTTTAGCAATCTTAAACGACTTTAAGTAAGCCTTCATTTTCCTTTGGACAGCTTGAAGTTCATTACACAAATCTTCTGGGCAGCAATCGGCAATGTTGCGCCCTCCAGCACGTATCCAGGCATACTCCACTGCTGGATCTGTAATAGATGCACTGTAGCGCCACGTCTTTGTTAGGTTGTCTGGAAAGTTATCAAAGGATAGCTTGCCATCTGCATAAATTCCCACACACTCTGCCTTGTCATCAATAGCTTGAAATATCACTTCCCACTCCGACATCTACGGTCACGTTGTCCAGCAGCCCTGCACTATATTTTTCTTGTGCTCTTCTTTTAGCTGCAGCTCTATAATAGCTTATGGAGCCTACTTTGTCAAATGTTTTCGACACAATTTCTTCTAAATAAATCAAAGGAAGAGATAGCGTCCCAGTGGCACTATACAGTTCTAGTACAATTCTTATCAATCTGCCTCTTTCAATCGCGGACATATGAGGGCGTTGCTCCATCAGTCTAATTTTGCAAAATATTATTATAAAAGATTCTACGGTTATACTCCTATAGACTTCTTTGCGAGTATATTTTTTAGGCAACTTTGTTGTTTTGATAATCCCGCCATCAGGACACTCTTCTACGATCGTGTGACGAAGACCTTTCGTGCTTATATTATAAAGAGTGTGGATGCCTTCAAGCAGCATAGTTAAGTCATCACTAATGGCCAAGTTATATGCCATCTCAAATAAGATTTTAGTGTTTGCGTATCCGTCCGCAAGCATTTGTTTTCTCATCTCTTTGGAATTGAGATCGGCGACGATCCTCCATGGGCAAGTTGCGTCAATCATAAACCCGTGCAGGTTGCAAACTTCTACAAAAGCTTGCCAGTTGGGAGACTGCGTAAAACTATTTATTTTTTGCTGATCATCTTCATAAGGTAGATTAGCAATTTCGATGGCCAAGCCGGTGGTCATTATACTATTAAATTTACTTTTAATAAACGTACCATAGGTAAGTGGGGCAATGTTCAAGGTAGGTTGCATTTCTGCTATCATAACATGCACTAGATTTCCAATGTCTAAAATTGGAGGATTGGCGCTTTTAAGAGCTGTTCCTAGTTTTGTAAGATATCTTTCCTGGTATTGACGATACACCAATGCCGGCGATTCAAAGGCTCGATATGCCTTAAGCTCACTTAAATAAGGATCGTTTCCACTAATAGAGCCCATTTGAACTTTCTTTCTAAAGACATTTGCCATTTCGTTAAAAAGCCTCTCGACGAAGCCGAATACCTGTGGTGTTTTTAATGATGCATGAGATGAGCGGATTGACGTCAGTACCGACTCATCACGCAAGACAATTGGCAGTTCTTCATAGTTCATGCGTCCATAATACGATTTTTCTCCAAAAGAAAAATCTACAATATTTTGTACCCCCAGGCGCGCATTATCTGTGCGTATGGCTTGCTTGTAGCGTAAACGCTGGCTGAAAAGATGTTGAGTGCGGCCATTGTTTCGTGCCGCAAAAACAGTTCTCTTTGCGTATTTATTGCTCTTATATCTACTCATCAGGTAAAGTAGCCATTACTGCGGCGCCTCCAAAAAGGTCTACAACATCTTGGCGGGCCGAGTCATAGCGACTGTAAGCCGTGGCGCATGCTACCCCGTCTTGACCCGGCTCATCATCGGCGCGGTGTGACGTCTCCACTTCAGCATCCAGCTGATTAACCCACTTCGCCTTAATATTCGATTCTAACTTTCCATTGGCAAACAAATGAGAAGATTTAATGATCATATAATAGCCTCCAATGCCATATTTAGTTAGCTCTATTCCATTTGCTGGGGCACTGGGTGAGAAACCTTCAGGTTCTATATAAATATAACAACCCGGAAAAGTATTAACATTAGCGAACGTCTCAATATCAGCGTCGTACACCACGCGAAGCTGTTGAAGGC